GCTCCTTTGCCCGGCGGCTTTTCCCGCCCGCGGCGGCGGCTCCGGGGGGCGACCTTCGCCTTTTCCGGCCCGCGACACATTCATCGCTCTTTTCGGGCAAAAAAGCAAGATAACAAACGCCGTAGTTTTTGCGTCGTTTGGGATACGCGCAAAACGGGCAAGCCCGCCTTACGCGTATAAAAGAAGCCCTTTTTCGCGCCGCCGGGCCCGCCCCCGTGTACCCCGCCGGAAGGGCGCCGCTCGGCGCTTTCGCGCTTTGCCGTGGAGAAGTCCCAGTGGGCAGGTCGGCTTTCGCGCTTCACCATGCGAAAGGGAGGGGGGTGGTCGGATTCTTTCACCCCACAGCTGGAGACCGCCGCGCCCTCTCGCGTGAATTTTCGCGAAATTGCCGACCGGGGGTGTTGCTCCCAAAACACAAAAAGCGCGCCCGTGTAGGCACGCTTTGCCAGTGAACATCCGTATACCGGTAGTTTTTCGCACCGGTACGCTTCATATTTACCCTACTTCCCCCGCAATAGCAAGATAATTTCCTGATAAAGCTCGGAGGTCAGCATGAACACTCAGATGAATCTGCAGCGCATCGCCATCGACCGGCTCAAGCCCGCGAAATACAATCCCCGCAAAGACCTCAAGCCCGGCGATCCGGCTTATGAGAAGATCCGGCGCAGTCTGCATGACTTTGGCTATGTCGATCCTGTCATCTGGAACGAGGTCACAGGCAACATCGTCGGCGGGCACCAGCGCTACAAGGTGCTGGTCAACGAGGGTGCGACAGAGATCGACTGCGTAGTCGTACATATCGAAAACCCGCAGGATGAAAAGGCACTCAACATTGCCTTGAACAAGGCGGTCGGCGAATGGGAGCCGGTGGCGCTGGCGGACCTGCTGGCCGACCTGCAATCGTCCGGCTACGACCTCGGTGCGACCGGCTTTGACGCCGCCGAAGTGGACGACTTATTCTCCAAGGTACACGACAAGGATGTGTCCGACGATGACTGCGACATCGACCCGGAGGAGATCATGCCTTTCGTGGAGCCGGGTGACGTCTGGACGCTGGGCCGCCACCGCATGGTCTGCGGCGACGCTACCAACGCGGGCGATGTCGCTCTGCTCATGGACGGCCTCAAGGCCAATCTCATCGTCACCGACCCGCCCTACAACGTCGCCTACCAGAGCGCGGACGGCAAGTCCATCCAGAACGACAGCATGGCGGATGGCAAGTTCTATGAATTCCTGCTGGCGGCGTTCAAAAACATGACCGCGCATCTGGCCGAGGGCGGCAGTGCCTACATCTTCCACGCGGATACCGAGGGGCTGAACTTTCGCCGCGCGTTCAAGGAGGCAGGCTTCCACATCAGCGGCGTGTGCATCTGGGTAAAGAACAGCCTTGTGCTGGGGCGCTCGCCCTACCAGTGGCAGCATGAACCGGTGTTGTTCGGATGGCTGCCCAATGGCAAGCACAAGTGGTTTTCCGACCGCAAACAGTCCACCATCTGGAACTTCGACAAGCCCAAGCGCAGCGCTCAACATCCGACCATGAAGCCCATCCCGCTGCTGGCCTATCCCATTAAAAACAGCTCCGCGCCCAACGGCGTGGTGATGGACTTGTTCGGCGGCAGCGGTTCCACGCTCATCGCCTGCGAGCAGACCGACCGCATCTGCCGGACGATGGAACTCGATCCCAAGTATGCCAGCGTCATCGTGCAGCGGTTCATTGAACTGGTTGGCAGCGATGAAGAAGTGCGCGTGGAGCGGAATGGAGAGGTCATCAAGCACAGCCAACTTGACCTGACAGGCAAGTAATGCGCAACGAAACACAGAAGGGAGGTGCGCGCCTATGGCGGCCAGAGGCAGGAAGCCCAAGCCCACAGCGCTGAAAGTGCTGGAGGGGAACCCGGGCAAACGTCCGCTCAACGACCACGAGCCCATCCCGCCGAAGGGAGAATTGAAGTGCCCGTCGTGGCTTCTGCCCGAGGCCAAAAAGGAATGGAAGCGCCTCGCATCCTCGCTGGAGGCGATGGGCGTGCTGACCATGGCCGATCTCACCGCTTTCGCGGGCTACTGTCAGGCGTATGCCCGGTGGAGGGAAGCCGAGGAATTCATCACTCAGCATGGCAGCATCTTCAGGACACCCTCCGGCTATGTGCAGCAGGTACCGCAGGTGTCCATCGCCCAGCAGAACCTCAAGATCATGCAGTCATTCTGTTCGGACTTCGGCCTGACGCCTGCTACCCGCGCGCGCATCATCGCCGCTGGCGGAAGTGGCGACAGCAATGAGGTGGACGATCCCATGGAAAAGCTGCTCAAAGGGGGCTGGCAGGATGATCGATGAGAAAAAAGCCCGCCGGGTGATCGACTTCATCCAGTGCCTCAGGCACACCAAGGGCGAGTTTCACGGCAAGCCTTTTCGCCTGCTTCCCTGGCAGGAGAAGATCATCCGGGATGTGTTCGGCACCGTGCGCGAGGATGATCCCACCATGCGCCAGTACACCACGGCGTATATCGAAATACCAAAGAAGCAAGGAAAAGCCCTCGCCCTGTCTACTTTGCTACCTACGCCCCGAGGCTGGAAGCAAATGGGCGATATACAGGTGGGCGATCAGGTGTTTGACGAAGCCGGGCGGCCCTGTAACGTCGTTGCGCTCAGCGAGATTTTCGACGACGAAACCTGCTACCGTCTCACTTTCCGGGATGGGAGTAGTATTGAAGCCGGAGAGCGGCACCTGTGGCGCGTCGAAGTCACGAACAATGGCAAGCGCGAAAAGTTGCTCACTTCCGGCGAGATCTACCGCAGGACGGCAGCATATCGCAAGCGCCATCCGGGAGACGCCGGAAGGCGTTCGGTAATTCGGATTCCCGTGGCGCGTGCGTTGCAACTGCCGGAGCGAGAGCTGCCCATTGACCCCTACCTGATGGGCTACTGGCTGGGCAACGGAAACTCGACAGATTATGAGATCACCGTCCGGGATTCCGATGTGGAGGCCGTCCGGGCACAGATTCCCTATGAGATCAAAAGCGAGGTCGTGCAGCCGGGTTCGCACAGGCTGCGCATCCCGGCGCTCAAGCCAATACTGCTCGACAGCTTCCGGGACAAGGTCATTCCTGCGGAATACCTGCGAGCCTCGGAAGGGCAGCGTTGGGCGCTTCTACAGGGGCTCATGGATTCGGACGGCTGTATCGGCAAGGAGAAGTCGCAGAGCGTATACGTCAGCACCATCCGCCAACTGGCCGAGTCCGTGCGCGAACTGCTGTGGAGCCTCGGCATCAAGAATGCCATGACCGTGGGGCCGTCCCTGCGATATGGAAAGCCGACCGGCGAGACGCTGTACACGATCCGCTTTACGACCTTCGCCGACCAACCCACGTCGCGTTTGAAAAGAAAATATGACCGGAAACGGGAGCGCACAAAGAAGACGCGCTCCTGTTTTCACTACCTGCAGGACATCCAGCCGCTCCCTTACAGGGTAAAGATGCGCTGCATACAGGTGGACAGCCCTTCGCATCAATATCTCGCCGGGCCGTCGATGATCCCGACGCACAACAGCGAGCTGGGCGCAGCCATCGCGCTCAATATGCTGGTCAACGACGATGAGTGGAAGGCGGAGGTCTACTCCTGCGCCTCCGACCGGCAACAGGCGGCCATCGTGTTCGACGTGGCCGTGGACATGGTCAGGCAATCCCCCGCTCTTATGAAGCGCATCAAGATCATCCCCTCCATGAAGCGCATGGTCTACCAGCCTACGGGCAGCATCTATCAGGTGCTCTCCAGCGAGGTGGCGACCAAGCACGGCCTGAATGTGTCCGCCTGTATCTTCGACGAGCTGCACACCCAGCCCACCCGCGCGCTCTACGACGTCATGACCCAGGGCTCGGGCGACGCGCGCAAACAACCGCTGTGGTTTTTCCTGACCACGGCGGGCACGGATAGGAACTCCATCTGCTGGGAAGTGCATCAGAAGGCGCTGGACATCCTCGAAGGGCGCAAGCGCGATCCGAGGTTCTACCCCGTGATCTTCGGCCTTCCGGACGAAGCGGACTGGCAGGATGAAAGGAACTGGTACAGGGCCAACCCATCGCTGGGGCACACCATCTCCATCGACAAGGTGCGCGACGCCTACCGCAAGGCGCTGGAGACGCCCGCCGATGAGAACATGTTCCGTCAGCTCAGGCTCAACCAATGGGTCAAGCAATCCGTGCGCTGGATGCCCATGGACAAGTGGGACGAGTGCGGCGGCGCGGTCAATCCCTACGAACTGGAAGGCCGGGTCTGTTATGCGGGTCTCGACCTTTCCTCGACGGGCGACCTGACCACGCTGGTGCTGGTGTTCCCGCCCGCGGAGGACAGCGGCGTCTATACCGTACTGCCGTTCTTCTGGCTGCCTGAGGACACGCTGCCCCTGCGCGTGCGGCGCGATCATGTGATGTACGACGTGTGGCAAAAGCAGGGCTTTATCCAGACCACCGAGGGCAATGTCGTCCATTACGGCTTTATCGAGCAGTTCATCTGTCAGCTGGGCGAACGCTACAACATTCGGGAGATCGCCTACGACCGCTGGAATGCCACGATGATGGTACAGGCGCTGGAAGATGACGGGTTCACCATGATCCCCTTTGGGCAGGGCTTTAAGGACATGAGTCCACCGACCAAGGAGCTGATGCGCCTGGTACTGGAGCGGCACGTCAACCACGGCGGGCATCCGGTGCTGCGCTGGAACATGGACAACGCCTTCGTGCGCACGGACCCAGCGGGGAATCTCAAGATCGACAAGGAAAAGTCCACGGAAAAGGTGGACGGAGCCGTGGCGCTGGTCATGGCGCTGGATCGGGCCATGAAGAACCAGGGCGGCGGTTCCGTGTACGATGAGCGCGGGCTGCTGTTTATCTGAGTTTCTTCTATATAAATTGGAGGTTTGATTCAATGCCGAAAAGCCCCAAGCGCCCCTGCCGGTATCCGGGTTGTCCCAACCTGTGCGAGAGCGGCACCTACTGCCCGGAGCACAGCGCCGAATCGCCCGACCGGATGCGGGGCAGCGCCGCGGAGCGCGGCTATGGCGCGGACTGGCGGAAAGCCCGCAAACAGTTTCTGGCGCGCAATCCGCTGTGCAACGCCTGCATGAAGCAGGGCGTGCTGACGCCCGCAACCATCGTGGATCACATCACCCCGCATCGGGGCGATCCCAGGTTGTTCTGGGACGAAACAAACTGGCAGCCCCTTTGCAAGCGCTGCCACGATAAAAAGACCGGCAGTGGGTGGTAAGCAAGCCTTATCGTCATGGCGATCTTTGCCTCTTGCGTACACCGAAGAAACGTGGTATAATTGTACCACGAGGGGGCGATGGTATGCAGTGCATCCCTATCCGGGATCTTAAAAACACGGCGGCTATTTCAGAGATGTGCAAAAAGTCCGCCACTCCGATCTTTGTGACGAAGAACGGCTACAATGATATGGTGATCATGAGCGCGGAAGTCTACGATAGGATCCGCATTGTCAGCGTCTACGAAAAGCTCATGGAGGCCGAGGCAGACATCGAAGAAGGCCGTACTTTGGAAGGAAGCGCGTCACTACGGATCCTAAGGGAAAAGTATGGGTTATAGGATCAAAGTCACGGAGCACGCGCACAATGACCTCGATCAGATCGTGTCATACATTGTCGAGGAACTTGGCAATCCCCCTGCGGCCTTATCGCTCCTTGCAACCGTGGAGAATGTCTATGAAAAGCTGGCCGAAACGCCGAACATGTACAGCCTCTGCCTGAAACCGCTGCTCTCAAGGCGGGGATACAGGAGAGTGCCTATTGGCGGCTACCTGATGATCTACAAGGTGGATGATGAAGCGGGACTTATATATATCGAGCGTTTTTTCAGCCATCTTGAGGACTACGAAAACCTTTTGTAAGCAGTACCTGGACAGAGAGCGTCTCAGCGATGAGGCGCTTTTTGCATGCTTTTTTCAGGAGGGACCCGATGATCAACCCTTTTACGCACCTCTTCCGCGCGCGGGATAAGCCCGGCAAAAGACTTCCCCAAAACGCCGTCTCCGCCGCGCCGTCGTTTTACTTCGGCACGAGCGTTTCAGGCAAATCCGTCACCGCGCGCTCGGCCGTTCAGCTCTCCACCGTCTACGCCTGCGTGCGCGTCATCGCGGAAACCGTGGCCAGTCTGCCGCTCAATGTCTTTGAGACCACCGACAAAGGCGGCGTCAAGGCACTGCAGCATCCACTGCAGCACCTGCTCCACGACGAACCCAACCCGGAGATGACCTCGTTCGTTTGGCGCGAGACGCTGTTGTCTCATCTACTCCTGTGGGGCAACGCCTACTGCCAGATCCTGCGCACCGGGCGCAACGGCATCGTCGGCCTGTACCCGCTGCTCCCCGACCACATGGAGGTGGACCGCGACAGCAGGGGCCAGCTGACCTACACCTACACCACCGGCGAGGGCCGCATGGTGCGCCTGGACCCGGCGGAGGTTTTGCACATTCCCGGTCTGGGCTTTGACGGCGTTGTGGGCTACAGCCCCATCGCACTGGAGAAGAGCGCCGTCGGCCTGAGCATCGCCGCCGAGGAGTACGGGAGCAAATTCTTCGGCAATGGCGCGATGCCCTCCGGCGTGCTTACGCATCCCAACACCGTCAAGGACCCCAAGCGCCTGCGGGAGAGCTGGAACGCGGCCTATGGCGGCTCCGCCAACTCGGGCAAGGTGGCGATCCTTGAAGAATCGATGACCTTTACGCCCATCAGCATCCCCAACGACGCGGCGCAGTTCTTGGAGACGCGCAAATTCCAGGTAACGGAAATATGCCGCATCTTCCGCGTGCCGCCGCACATGGTCGGCGATCTGGAGCGGGCGACGTTTTCAAATATCGAGTCGCAGAACATCTCCTTTGCCGTCCACACCATCCGACCCTGGCTGGTGCGCATCGAACAAGCTATGAACCGCGCGCTCTTTCCGGAGAACGAGAAAGGGCGCTTTTACACGCAGTTCAATCTGGACGGCCTGATGCGCGGCGACTACAAGAGCCGCATGGAGGGCTATGCCATCGCCCGGCAGAACGGCTGGATGAGCGCCAACGACATCCGCGCGCTGGAAAACCTCAATCCGATCACCGAAGAGGAGGGCGGGAATACGTATTTGGTCAACGGCAACATGATTCCCATCAGCCTGGCGGGACTGGGTGTGCTCGTGGGGCTGGTCGGACAGAGCGAACCCGAGCCAATCGCGTCTGAAAATCCGACGGAAACGACAGAAGAAGAGAATCGAGGTGATGACACTTGAGAGACATGCACTTGAACGGCTACATCGACGACGAGGCGTGGTTCGGCGACGAGATCACGCCCGAAGCGCTGCACGGGATGCTCTACCCGGAGGGCGAGGAAGCGCACGGGGACCTGCGTATTTTCCTCAACAGCTACGGCGGCTCCTGCAACGCTGCGGTGCGGATGTTCGACGACCTGCGCGCCTATCCCGGCAGTATCCACATCATCGTCTCCGGCACGGCGGCCTCGGCGGCCACGGTGCTGGCCATGGCGGCGGACCGGCTGGAGATGACCCCCGGTTCCCTGTGGATGATCCACGATCCCAGCGTCATGGCCTGGGGCAACGAGCGGGATCTGGAGGAGGCCGTCCGCCTGCTCAAAGCATGCAAGGAAAGCATCCTCAACGTCTACGGCAGGCGCTGCCGGAAGGCACGGGACGAGATCGGCACCATGATGCGCGATACCACCTGGATGGACGCAGGACAGGCGCTTCAGGACGGCTTCATTGACGGGATCGCCGATCTGGGCGGCGGCGTCCTCGACGCTGCCTGTTGCCATGAGGCGAGCCTTGCGGAAGCGAAGGAAAAAGTGCAGAACTGGCTGGACCGCTGGCGGCCCGCCCGCGGAGCGAGCACCGCACAGGCGCCCCAAGCCCCCGGCACCCCCGTCATCCAGCTGCAAAAGCGGCTGGCGCTCATTACCCCTACGAAACGATAAGGAGGAATCCCCATGAACAACATCCATGACATGCGCAGGAAGCGCGGCGAGATCTGGGACAGGGCGAAAGCCTTCCTCAGCGAGCATCAGGACGAAAACGGCATGCTCTCCGCCGAGGATACGGCGCAGTACGAGCGCATGGAGCAGGAGGTGGTCGATCTGGGCCACGCCATCGAGCGCGCGGAACGCGCCGACGCGCTGGAACGCGAGATGAACGCGCCGACCGCATCGCCGCTTGCTTCCCGCCCGGAGGCCCGCCCAAACCAGCGCACGGGCCGCGGTTCCGACGAGTACAAATCGGCCTTCTGGACCGCCATGCGAAGCCGCGGCGGCCATTTTTCCGTGCAGAACGCGCTGCAGATCGGCACCGACAGCGAGGGCGGCTACCTCGTCCCCGACGAGTACGAGCGCACGCTGGTGGACGCGCTGCGGGAAGAAAACAGGCTGCGCACGCTGTGCAAGATCATCCGCACCGCCTCCGGCGACCGCAAGATCCCGCTGGTGGCTTCCCACGGCACGGCCAGCTGGGTCGAGGAGGAAGGTACGATCCCCGAATCCGACGACGCCTTCGGGCAGATCACCATCGGGGCGCACAAGATCGCGTCCATGATCAAGGTGTCCGACGAGCTTTTGCAGGACAGCGTGTTCGACATCGAAAGCTACATCGCCACCGAGTTTGCCCGCCGCGTGGGCGACGCCGAGGAGGCGGCGTTCATCAGCGGCGACGGCTCCGGCAAGCCCTACGGCCTTCTGAACGCGACCAACGGCGCGGCGACCGGCGTGACCGCGGCCAGCGCCACC